TTAATATCCCATTGCAATGTAATACGCATCAGCAGATGAACCGTATCCTGAACCGGGCGACACAGTAATATTAAATCCAGTGTTCTGGACACTTGTCGCCGATACAGTCGGCTGCCCTGCCGCGCCAGTAACGTTCAATGTAACTACGACAGCAATGACTCTTGAGAACGTCATCGGGAACCTCATCCCGTATGTTGAAGATACATTCGGGGCACCATTCAACTGACCGCACTGTAAAATTAATCCAGACGGAAATTTTTGCGCAGCAGCCGTTACGGTATTAATTGACGCGAACAGGCTCATATCAGGTATCTGATTCGCCCCTGTACCTACATTCCTTTTAGCTGCTTCTCCCAAACCAAGGTTTTCGAGAGCCGTTTTCACCGTGCCATCCGATTTGATATCGCCAAACGGATTCTTGCGGCTTAACAGCAGCGCGCGAAGTGCGGTAAGCAACTGATCGTGCCGCCCCTTCTCTAGGCTGGCACCGGATGCCTCCACCACGCTGCAAAGCTCCTCCTGCAACATGTCAAAGTAGTCATCATCCAGATCGGTGGCAAGCGTGCCAGTCTGGGGGTTACCACGGGTAAAACCGTTCTTACCCGCGCCGAACTTATCCTTCTGCGCGGTTTTCGTGTCTATACGATGCATGGATTACTCCGGATATTTAAAAATTACGTAGGTATGCGAAGGGCAGAGTTTGTTAAGCACACATTCAACGACGGTGTCGCCCCAGATACGCAACGCGGAATCACAGGGATCGCCACATGTCATCCAGGTGCTGTTGGTGGCGGCTGGCATGTTGACCTGCCAGTAATACCGCCATTCCGGCGCATTCACCGCGTCAGTACAGGCCGATGAGCAGGTGAACGTGCTTTTGTCGTATCGCGTGATGGTGGCGTCTTGTCTGCCCAGGGCAGCAAGCTGTGCAAGGTAAAAATCCTCATTGATGCCGCCCGCCAGGTTAACCTTCGCATCCAGTCGTTGCTGACGCTGGCGAAGGGTCTGTGTTCCTGCGGGAATACATTCATCCGGCAGGCCGCACAGACGCTCCCAGCGATTTATCAGTTCGGTGGTGGTGCGCGGATCCAGCTCCCGCATCAGGGCATCCGCACGCTGATGAACGCAGGTTAATGACTGTGCCGCACCGGCAATCGCCGGATCGCTGGCTGACCACGCCGGACCGGGCGGCAGCAGTGCCGACAACAGACGGATGTAATCATCGTTTGTCACGTCCATGAAATCGTCCCCAGAACCGCCAGTTCATTTTTTGCAATGGAGATATTGTCTGCCGGTGCAAGCAACTGATGGCTGTATTCCCCGTTCGCACCGGAAATCGCCTCACTGATACGCGATACCTTCAGTTCTCCCTGCGGATAACCATCACGCAGCAGGAACGAACGCAACTCCGCGGTGATGGCAGCCCGTATTTCCGGTGTGTCCGGCGTCACGCGAATATGAAAATCCACCGTATGTGCCACCGGCCTGAACACATACAAATCAGAGCCTGCCACCGGGGCCAGTGGCCCGATATGTTGTCTTGCCGCCGTTTCCGTTGATTCTTCCGGAATGGGGTTAATCAGGTCACTGCTGGTAATCATCACACCAACAGTTCCCGTTCCCATCCAGTGACGGTATGTCCATGCACGGGTAATGCCGGGCACTTCTTTAGCCCAGACGACATAGTCCCCGTCAGCCCCGCCCTGCGGCGTCCAGTAATACCGCTCAATGACGCGGGCGCGCCACGTTTCCAGATCTTCAGTATCGAATCCGCCAGTCAGGGTATCTGCAACACCGGAAGACGGCAGACCATTCACCGGCGTGACCAGGATTAATGCCGTACCGTCGTCAGCGTTACCGACCGCGCCTGTAGTTGAGCAAGTGATCGGCACACGCAGGACACCACCGGAGCTGGTTGCATCGGCAGTTGCCGTGTACTGAACCAGGTCATCGCGCTGAATCACGCTCCCGGCAGTCACCTTCAGGCCATCGCTGACACCTTCCAAGCGCATATACCCGCTGGCAGCCGTGGCCCCCTTGCGCGGACACCGTTTCATCGCAGCATGTCGCGCCAGCCAGGACTCATCGCACAGGTCAGGCAGCATATTCATTGCCAGATAATCGATGTACCCGTAGACCGTATGCAGCGCCGCCGCATACACCTTTGCCCGCACGTCTTCATCCATGCGCCGGAGCGTGTCGCTGACGTCCAGCCTGACGAATAAATCGTTACGGAGCATACTGATATTTTCTGCCAGCGTCGGGCGCTGAAATTCACTGTCCGCCATGCGTTATCGCACTCCACAGATCATCAAAAGAAATCATTACCGGTCCGTCACGACGCCAGAGAGTGATACTGTTACCCAGTTCATTAATCCCGGTGCGGCGGATATCCAGATCAATACGGGACACCACGCCGTCATCAATCATCCATTGCAGGCATTCGCGGATATACCCCCTTACCGTCTGCACCAGCTGATTGGTCAGTTTGCTGCGCTGAAGCAGCCACAGTCGGGAGCCGTAACGGTCATTCTGTACCGCAGGCCAGGTATCCCCCCACCATCCCATCGGGACGTCGGCGTTGTCATCAGGCTCCGCCCGCCGCCAGGTAAACAGGGAAATCACCACGGCGCGGGTCAGCGGATCCAGCGGTGCGCTGGCGCAGGTGCGTTTACCGTTCACCGTCAGCCACAGTTCCATCATGCCCCCATCGCTTTATCAGGTTTGTCGGTGTTACTGCCCTGACCGTTCTCTCTGTGACGATGCCCGTTATAGGCAAGCCGCATCGCTGACATGGTGGTGCCGCCGGAGTCGCACAGGTCTTTCACCTGTCCTGTCACTTCCAGGTCCATTTCAAAACGTGCCTTAGGCGCATTGCGAAACGTGATCGTTTTACCTGCACCGTCCACCACGATCCCCTCCCGGGTCAGCGTCACAGACTGCCCCTGATCGTCATAGACAGCCACCTCACCCGTCTGCAGCCCTTTCAGGCGGTAGCGCCGGTCCGACACCGTAACAACCACCGCATGAGAACGGTCGCCATCCGGAAACAACACCACCGCTTCCGCACCGCTGTTTGCCCTTGCGGTAAAACCGTAGGATTCAAGATGTTCAATCCCGGCTTTGGGTTCACCGGCAATCAGGGACACATCCACGGTCTGACATTTCGTGGCGGCACTGATGCTTTTCACCACTGCCCGCCCAATCAGGCCGAGGAGTTGTCGCTGCATGGCTTCAATCGTCCTCATCAGAACGGGTCCTCCTGTACTCTGGCTTTTTTCTTTTTCCGCGCGCCGGGGGCTTCGGGTTCAGGCAGATAAGCATCAGGCGGGCCGACACGGATTTCCGTCAGGGTGCCGTTCTGGTCCTGAGTAAACGTGACTTCCGAAACAAGCAGTTCGGTATTGTCGAAACCACAGACCGGATCAAAGACAATCACCCGCTGGTTGGGCTGCCACAGCGTACCGTTACCCTGTCGCCAGCCCTGCACCACATAGGTGGTTTCATCCGTCCGCGCCGCCCGTTGCCGGGCTTCAAAGTCAGCACGCGCAATACAGCCTGCCCCCGTAGCCTGCCCTGTCTGCCTGATATACATCGGACGGTAACGGGCAATAAATGCGTCCTCTGTACGGGCCCGCAGCGCGGTGGTGGTGGCCTCACCGAAATCATCGTCATTTCCGGCACGCTGCCCCGCCACCTGGTAAACAGAAAATCGCTCCCGGATACTCTTCTCCGTATCGCAGGAAAGGATGTTTTCCCCGAGTACCAGCGCAGTATGTGCCCGCGTTGAGCCAATACCGCCAATCACCAGCCTGCCGTGCGGGTCGTCGTAAGCCAGTGCCTGCTGCTGACCGAGTATTTTGTTGATTACCTCAATCACCGTTTCACCGTGATCAGGCTGAACATCAGGAATAACACCCGACGGCGCACCGCTGTTCACCACCTCAATGCCGAAAGGCGCAGCAAGCGCCTGCGCAATCTGTACCAGCGATCGTCCGTTAAACTGTGTCGGTTCGGCTGCACAGTCAATCAGGTCAGCGGTCAGACTGCGTCCGGCAATACCGGTGCTGACCGAACGGGCATCGTAACGAACGGGCGTCGCCTCCACCCAGCCGGTGATCACCAGCTCATCACCAATCAGCACCTCCACTTTTGAACCGTTTTTAATGCGCGGCTGAAGCGTGGTAATACCCTCATCTCCCGGCCACTGGCGGGTGATCTCCACACTGAAATCCCGCGCCAGCCGTTCAATACCGGCACCGATGCGCACCGATGTCCAGCCATTCCACTCCCGGCCATTTACCCGTAGCGTGACATTGTCGTTCATTGCACTGGCACCTTCAGAGGGATCACCGGCACAAAGCCGGGATGCGTAATGGCATTACGCCGGATAATGTCCGCGTCACGCGCCGCGTTATCAAACCAGGTCGCCGCCAGCACCAGCGCGGGTAAAACCTCATCCGGTGTGCGCTGAATGATCCGTGCAGACTGTTCAAGGCGCGTGTTGATATCCGCATTCAGATCTGCTTTCACCCGGCGCAGCGCCAGAAACAGCGCATCGCTGGTTGTACGGGACAACTCCTTATCAATTGCCGTATTCAGTGTGTCGCGAATGTCAGTCAGTTCTTCCCACGTCGGCAGGTCAACCGTGTTTTTCACCGCCGGTGCATTGTTCAGTGCCGGATGCGTGGCGGAAGGCCAGCAAGTGCTCTGCGCGGGTGTTGTTGCCTGCCCCACTGCGGCATTCTGCATCACCGCGGAAGTTGTTGGCGCAGGCAATCGGGTAACGGCATACGCCGCTTCGCTGATTGCGGTCGTACGAAGGGTGCTGGCAACCACGTTACGCTGCTGCGTCGCCGTGGCGGTGGTTTTACTGTCCGTTTTCCAGACGCCGCGCGGTTGCAGATCGCTGCCGAGGCTGACACCGGAAAGCGTTTTGATCATGGTGACCAGGTCGCTGGCGTTACCATAAAGGCGTTTCCCGGTACGCCACATTTTCTGCACCTGCTCAACGAAATTTTTGCCTGACGATGGCGGCGGCAGAAGTACCGAAATATCCCCCTGCAACAGCCTGGCGGCATCCGATACGGCAGAATCCACCACTTTCATCGCATCAGAAACATACCCCAGCATTATGCTGGCATTACCGATAACGTCGTTCTGCACGAAATCCGCCACACCATCGATACTGAAACCGCTGAAGCTGTCACTGATGCAGTCATCCAGTGCAGAACAGGATGACATCAGCGTCTGCGCCGTCGCCGCACCTGATGTGGGGTAAGAGAGTTCTCCCGCTTCGACAAACTTCAGGTCAAAGCGGACAATACGCCCTTCACTCTTCGATGTGCTGACCCGAACTTCTCCGTCAACACAGACTTTCAGCTCGCCGTATGTCGGATGGACAAGCGTGCCGGGACCGGGTTTATTCAGCGCGTCAATCAGGCGATCGCGCTGGTCAAAGCAGTCATCGCCCACCACATAAGCCGTGATGGACGGGCGGAAAGTGATTTTCCCCAGGTCTTCGGTATAGGGTTTGTCGCGGTTCGGGTATTCGTGCGTTTCCACACGACGACCGGTTCCCGCACTTTCTTCTTCAACCTTAAACGGCACACCGCGAAATGACGCGTCCTGAAGTCTGTCTTTCCACGTCATATAAACTCCGTACATAAAAAATCCCACCGGTGTGGGACTCATTAACAGATTAATTTTTCATTACCTGCCAAAGCGCGTATAGCCAACATCATGGCTGACATCAAAACCGCTGGATCGCGTTTCCATAACCCGCATACCCGGAGGCGAATTCACAAAAGAGACCTTGATCTCACCATCAACTTTTGGCGCAGTAGCTTTATTAATCATGAAGGGATTCGGGCCTGTGGCACCGGAGGCGTTGTTTGACTGAGCCAGATCCACCACCGGATAAGGTGTGTATCCCCGTGCCGGTATTCCCGTCCCATAAGCATCATAAGCACCCGCGCCCCACTGCGCAGAGTTAATGGCATCGACCGTGTCTCCGGAACTGTCGGTAAACCACTCAATAATTGGCTTCAGCTTGTCCCACATATCCTGAAACCACTTAACAACCGGCCCCCAGTGATTGATCACCATCCCCAGCGGCGACCAGGCAAAAACTTTCTTAAGGAGTTCCCAGCCAGCCTCAAAATAAGGACCAATGGTTTCCCAGAGCTTCTTGAAATAAGGTCCGACAACATCCCAGTTAGTGATAATTAATCCCGCAGCCATGGCTATCGCCGTCGCAATCATGCCAATCGGCGTCATCGACATGATCCTGCTGACAATGCTGATGGCACTGCCCACGCCCATCAATCCCAGTTTCAGAATCGCAAGACCGGCAGCAAGCCCGACGACGCCGCGAATAACCCGGGGATTTTCATCCGCAAACTTCGTGAATTTCTCCCCCAACTCCCCCAGCCACTGCGTGATGTTCTTAGCGTCACCAGAAAATGCGCCGCCAATAGCCGCAAGGCCGTTAGTTGCGGTCCCCGTCATTGCCTCCCACAGGTTGGACAGCGTACCAAGCTGAGCCTGAACACGTTTATTCAGGCTGGCCTGTTTATTCATCTTCTGCTGGATCTGATCGTAGCCATCCTTTCCTTTATCGATCAGCGCATTGACCACCTGAAGGGTTTCGGCATCATCACCAAATATTGCCTTAAGTACACCGGTTCGCTTAACGTCGGTCAGTTTTCGCAGCTTTGCCAGTTGCCTGAACATGTTATCAAGACCGCCAAAACTCCCTTTGCCATCAGTAAAATCGAGCTGTACCCCGAGTTTCTGGCGGGCCATGATTTTATTGACGTCCCTGATTTTCTTAACGCTTAATCCGGACTGGATAACTTTTCGCAGGGCATTACCTGCCGACTCCCCGTTCATCCCCATCTGATCCATCATGACACTGATGGGGGCAAGACTCTGTGCAGCCTGAAGACCGTCCTTATTCACCATCTTCAGAACAGAGCTGGTTTTAGTGAAGAATGACAGCATGTTGGTGTCGTCAACGCCCAGATAAAACGCCTTCTGAATTGTGTCGAACAGCCCCATCATGTCTTCTGAGGCCGTTCCGGTAGCATCCTGCATCTTTGCAGCAAACTCAGCAGCCGCTTCCGGTGTTTTTTTCAGTTGTACCGCAAGATAAGCTGTCGCTTTACCCACACCGCCAAGAATGTTTTCTGCCGGGATCCCCTGACGCACCAGCATCTGCATCATGTTCTGGAAATCAGCCGTTGTACCGGGTAGCTGGTTACCCAGGCCAATAGCCAGTTTATTGATGTCCTGAAAGCTCTTTCCAACCTCGCCGTTCGCATCCATCATGGCGACTTTCAGCCCGGTGGCGGCGTTTTCCTGATCGGCATAAGATTTCAGGGAAAGCGTCAGACCCGCTGCCAGTCCGCCACCAAGCGCCAGCCCACCCTGTGACGCTTCTTCCGCCTGGCGTTTAAATCCCCGGATTTTCTTTTGCATTTTCGACAGCGCGGGAGAAAGCCTGTCGACACCGGTGATCAACGCCTTAAGCTCAAATTCAGCCATGTGTGCGTTTCTCCTGCTCTATCCTGTTTGCCTGACTGACCAGTAAGGGAATTTCACTGATCGGCATATTCAGCAATTCGAAAGGATTAATGCGCCAGTAGCTGGCGCAATCAAAGAAGCGATCAGTAAGGTATTCAGCCGTCAGGCCTGGAGGAAAAAACCAGCCACAAGCCACGCCGCTGCATTCAGGTCTGCCGGAGACATCTGGTCGACAGAGCTTTGCGGCACTTTCGCCAGCCGCACAATATATTTCGACACCACATGCGCCAGAAGTCTGACGGACTCATCCTGATTCATCTGGTAGGGATACCCCAGCTCGCGGACATCCTTCCCGGTGGGCTCATCAAACTCCAGTACGGAGAGTGTCTCGCCATGAGCGGTAATCGGTTTCTTTAACTCAAGCTCTTTCATTACTGGTAATCCCCTTCTTCACCGTGGAACTCAAGATCGACCGTGCCTTCTTCGGCATTATGGTTCGCTTCGCCGTGCAGCCAGGCAGACGACAGTACATAGACCTGACCGTTCGCCAGCTCGGCAGTGATGGTCATCTCATCAGACGAGGTGATTTTGCTCACCGGAAAATTCTTCGGCACCTTGAAGGTCCCTTTGACATAAGGCGCACGGTGAGTTTCCTTGCGGTCCACTGAACCGTCCAGGCCGATGATGTCATCATTGACCGTCCTGTTCATGGGCACCTCAATGCCGCCGGTCAGCGATAGCTGCTGACCGTCCATTTTGAAATAACAGGTTCCCCCGATACGGGCCATTATGCAGACTCCTCTGAATACTGAAGACGGAACTGGTTAACCACGGCAAAGACACGCAACTGGTTAACATAGTCAGGCGGGAACAGCGTGTTCAGGCGGTTCGGATCGCTGGCATCACGCTCCACAACCAGGTACTGCTTAAACAGTTCGTAGTTTTCCACGATCCCCGCACGCTCAAGCTGACGGTAGGTTGCCAGCAGTTCCCCTTTGATCACCGCCGGGGTGACAATCGCCTGACCGGGACCAAAGCGGGTACCGTCGCTGGCAAGCTTGTGACGCCCGTACTTACTGGTAATGACGGATTTCAGTTTGCGCAGAACATACGCACTGGTATGCAGCGTCTCGCTGTCGAGGTAGCTGTTATCCGCAACCCCGTAAGCATTTTTCCTGTACGTGGTGACATCACGCTGAATGCGCAGCACCCCGCTTTCGACATACGCCGTTGCCACGCCATGAAACAGCAGGGTCTGCTGTTCGGTCATCGTGAACCGTTTCCCCTTCGGCGCAGGCAGCATACCCACCAGCTCACCGGTCTGCGTGGGACATGCCGGATCGTTGCGGATAAACACCGCTGCGCGGGCGGTACGGCTTGCCGCCAGCTCGTCGGCAGGCGTCTGGGTCTCTTTTTCGTACCCCGCCAGGGTGATGTGCTGCTGGTTAAACTGGTCACCTGCGGTCACCAGTTCTGACAGCGTGCCGATCTTTGCCGTATACACATGACCATACAGCTGACGCGCATAGCTCCAGCGACCGCTGGTATCGTTCATCTCGGTCACCAGCGTGTTAACGGAGGCCGTGTCGTTGAACGGCAGACCGATATAATCAAACGGCTCATCCGCCATTGCAGCCACCGCACCGGTGAGAACCGGAGCGCCCGTTCCGGCGGTCCCCGTCGCCACGGCAATCTGTACGCCCGCTGGCAGCACTTCGCCCCCACCAAAGCCGTAGTAATTGAGGCTGACAGGAATTTCATTCCCGCAAAGCCCCTTATGACGCGCGGTCAGTGTGACCACGCCTGCCGAAGATGAGGCCGTAAACGGCAGGGCTGGAACGGCATTGATGGCATCCTGGATACTGCTGGCAATCGTCGTGACGTTATCGCCGTTGGTCACCGGTGCCTGCACGCGGGTACGTCCCACATAAACATTCACCGTGCCGGTTTCGGTTGCCGCCCCGGTCACCGTCAGCGTAACCGTTGCCGCCGCGCCTGTGGCTTCCGGAACGGCAATCACATACAGCTCACCAAACGGGTCGGTCTGGCGATAAGCCTCGACCATACGCGCCAGCTGACTTCCCGCACCACAAATCTGGCGTGCATAGTCTGCCGACGGCATTAGTACCAGACTGTTGGCAACAATCTCTGCACCGTTATTGGCATGACCAATCAGCAGCGATGCTCCGCTGTCCTGTGCAGTATTCGCCGCCGAGTTATCCATTTCCGCATAAAACAACGGAACCAGCGTATTCGACGGAATGGTGTTAAAGCTTATCGTCATCGGTATTCACCTTTTTATTCACGCGCCGGATATCACCCGCTGCTTCACGGCGCAGCCAGTAGTTGTTCTCGTCAACATTTCGCCCTTCGGCGGGCAAAAGGTCGCCGCGGGCAGGGTCAGGAACTGACCGCCCTTTAACAGGTTTGACAAACATGAGGATCCTCAGGAAGGAAGGGTTATTTCGGTGTGATGTTCGATATCGCCGTCAGGCCCGTTACCGGGCTCGAGATAATCAACATCAATCGCCAGCGTTTGCAGTTCATCCAGACTGTTCAGATCATCCTGCTGGCGGGTATCGTCTTCAGTCAGCTCGCTGATGACCGAAAAATCGAACTGATAAATCAGCTCATGACGATTCAGATCCAGCAGCGTGCCGCCGTCATAGGTAATCGGGTTACCGCACGCCTCCGGGTTCCAGCCCAGCAGAGCCTTAAAGAGCATCTGCCGGACATCGTCCACCACATCATACGAGGCAAACTGACCGCGCTCATCACGCCCGTTACTCAGTATGACAACCACGGAGAAACCCTCTTTCAGCTCCTGCCAGTAGTCGGTCTGGCTTTTGTTTTCTCCCGGAGAATCATCACCCGGTACAACATATGCCGCCGGGAGTTTCAGCTTTCCGACCTCCGGCAGATTTTTGAACTGGGCCGCGCCTGCAACCCGGTTTTCAAAATACGGACAGCGGGCACGCAGTGCAGCAATAACAGGCGTCAGTTTCATCTGTGTCGTCGCTCCGGCTTCAGTGATTTACGCAATTCCCGCGCCAGAAAATAGCGTGTCCAGCTGCGGTTCTTTTCAAGCGTTTCCACCATGAAGTTATTACGTGGAGCCAGTCGCCAGCCGCTGCCACCGGATGCACCACGATGATGGCTGCGACGACGCTTTGCCCCTCGCCTCACGCCATAGAACAAAAAAGCCGGATAAAAATCACCGGTGATACGGCGGTTTCCCTCTCCATTACGCTGGTTAGGGGCTATACGTGCCATAAAACCAGGGCGATGTTTACTGGCTCTGGGTACCATGTAACCAATCAAACGAGCCAGGCGTCCGGTCTGATAACCGGGGTTTTCACCCGGTGCCGACCGCGCACGGCGCATCACCAGCCGACGGGCATCACGCATATGACGCTGACCAATCGTGACAAACGCCCGCCGGACACGGGCGCGGTTAAAGCGCATCTCCGCGGGCTGCTGAAAATCAACGTGCAAAAAGGAAGTCGTCATTGTTGCCTCCGTGACTCTGCCTACATTCGCCCAGCTCCGTACACTCCAGCAGCAGAAAGCGCCGCGCCCCGTTCAGATCGCGCTGACGTTTCACCCGGTACACACTGTCACCGCAGACCACCTCATAATCAGCGGTGATCCCCCGGCGGTAACGAATGGTGATGTAATGGGTGATGGCGTCCCCGGTCTGCGCGGTTTCCTGCCAGGTGGTGGCACTGGTCTGGATAACCTTCGCCCATGTCCGGAACGTAACCGGGTATTGAGGCTCCACGCCAAAGTTATCCGCGGGCATATCCACCCGCAGGCGGATCAGGACGCGTTTATTCAGTTCACCGGGGTCCGGCAGAATGTAGGTTGCGCTGGTCTGCGCCTGACGAATTTTCATTGCGGAAAGTACCTGTACGGGCCGACAAGCCAGCCAAAACTCTGCGGCATGTCGAGTTTCTCCACTTCCGTAACCGACGAGCGGTTTTCGTAAAAATGGCTGATAAGCATCAGCATCCCTAGACGAATATCATCCGGCAGGTGCAGCCCGTCCGGATCGCTGTCCGGAATGGTTTCATCCGGTGCATAGAGCTTCCGGTTCAGATACGTTTCCGTCCGCTTTTGTGCCGCACATGCCAGCAGTTGCAGATGGTGGTCATCAGTATCGAAATCCTCATCCAGCCGGAGTTGGGCTTTAATCTCTTCCATTGTCAGAAGCATACTCAGCCCTCTTTACTGGTCGTGGCTTTTTTCTCTTTTGCCGCTTTACTGCTTTTTGCACTGATTCCGCGCTCTGCTAACCCGGCCTGAAGTGCAATCTCCTGCACCCGGGCAGGAAGCGCCCCGTCGTCATACTCACCGGCCTGAATGACCTCAACACGCATACCGTCCGGTGACCATTTCAGATCTTGTTTCAGGATCATGATTCTTTCACCTGTCAGAACAGGGGGCGCGGTTCCGCGCCCCTGAGTGATTACGCCGCTGCAATCTTCAGCAGTTTGATGGCCTGCGAATCGACCAGCATGCCGCCGGTGCGCTTGGTGGTATAAAAACCGACAAACGGTTTATTGGTGTACGGATCACGCAGAATGCGGGTACCGATACGGTCAACGATGGTGTAACCCCGCTTGAAGTTACCAAATGCAATAGCTTTCGCATCAGCGGCGATATCCGGCATCTGTTCGTTTTCAGCGATACCGTAACCCGCCAGAGAGGACGGTTGCCCCAGCTCCAGCCCCGGACGCCACAGATAGTTACCCTCGGTGTCTTTCAGCAGACGGATGGCAAACAGGCTGTTGTTGTTCATCATGAACTTCGCGCCAGTGCGGTGTGCCTTACGCAGCGTGTAAATCAGTTTGATAATGGCGTCTGCGGTCACCGTCGTCGCTTCACCGGATACAATATGCTGAAGTTTACCGAACGCACGAACCTTATCGGTTTCATCGGTGGATTCATACGCCAGGAACCCTTTTGGCTTCTTGGTGCCATCACCGGTGGTAAAGGCAATTTCTTCCTGTTCGGCAAATTCGGTCGCCAGCTCGCTGTTGATCCAGGCCTCCAGGTTGAAGAAGGTATCATCCAGCATTTTCTGAGTGGCCTGCGGGTTACCGTAGATTTCCCCCATGAAAGGTTCAATCAGTCCCAGTTTTGAGGTGGCAGTCTGGGAGCACGCGTCAGTCTCGCCAACCCATCCGGAAGCCGTGCCGCCCAGATTCACCAGTTTTTTGTAGTCGGAACCGCCAACGGTGATCACCGTGGCTTCCTGGCGCATCACCACTTCATCTTTCAGCAGGGTGAGAATGTTGCGATCCAGTGCTTCCGGCACGGCATAGCCGCCGTCTTCATCGGTGCCCACCTGTAATGCCTTGCGCTCCAGATCGCGCAGACCATTTACGCAGGAAGCCCACAAACGCTTCTTTATGCTCGGTGGCCAGTTTATTTTGCGCACCACCTGCCGGACGTTTCAGCTCAAGCAGCTCTTTTTCAAGATCGCTTTTGAGGTTTTCCAGCTCGCTGAGTTTCCCGTTCAGGGTTTCCACCTGCCCGGCAAGTTTGCCTTTTTCCTGCTCAATCGCATCCACGCGCTTGTCGTTCTTTGCTTTGAAGTCGTCAAACTTCTGCTGCAGCTCCTGCGCGACCTGTTCCACATCTTTAATATCAACCGCCATCGTATTTCTCCTGATTAGAAGTTCAGATTTTTCAGTGCATTCAGTACAGAGCCCACATCCTCAGCGTCGCGCAGGGACAGTGCGCCATAGCCCCCGGCCATGAATGCTTTGGCCTGGGTACGGGAGAGTCCGACATCACGCAGGACTCTTTCGATTTTTTTCTGTTCGGGGATTTCACCGCGGGCCAGCGCGTTCTTGACGTCGCTGATCCGCGCCTCGTCGTTAGACGGGAACGTCACCAGACTGACTTCCCAGAGGTCGATTTCTTTCAGCAGAAAGGCTTCTTTACTCCGGTCGTATTCCCAGTCTTTCAGGACGTACCCAATAGAAAGGCCGGTTAACGAACCGGCCTTCATGTGTGCATGTGCGCGTTTTGCGAGGGGATCATCATCAATGAGCAACCGTCCCCTGACGTAAAGCCCGACATCGTCTTCCTTCATTTCGGTATAAACACCGATGGGTTCATCCATGCGGTGCTGCCAGAGCAGCGCAGGTAACGCTTTTCTGTCACTCCACGCCCGCAGGGAAGCAGCAAATGCCCCGGACATCACCACATCATCGTGGCTGTCCTTTACACCAAAGACGGAGCCATACCCTTCAAACTTACCGGAGTCACTGACAGATTTCAGACTCAGCGGTACATCAAGACGTTGTTTCGTCTGCATTGGCGTTATCCTTCTGCTTACCGGCTTTACTGCCATCGGAGGGTTTCGTGGTCATGTTCATCGGTGTGAGATAGACATCACCACCGGGACGCGGATTCATATCTTCCAGGTCGCGGCAGTCATTGGGAGAGTAAATTCCCCAGTTGATCCCGGTGGCGTAGGCTTCAAAACGGGACTTCATATCCCCGCGCAGTAACGCCCCGGCGTTAAATTTGGCGTAATAAATGCCCAGCTTACTTTTTCGTACCAGTCCGGTGTTGATCCGCTGCTCAATGCGGGTCAGATACGGCACCAGTGAATAGTTGATAAATCCCAGCCCCAGCTCTTCGATATTGTTGAAGGTGGCGCGATCGGTGTTCTGCACCATATGCAATGGCACCCGGAACAGACGACAGATTTCTTCAAGCTGAAACTTGCGGGTTTCCAGGAACTGGCTGTCCTCGGCGTTCAATGCCATCGACTTCCAGTCCAGCCCCATCTCAAGGATCATCGGGCGGTGAGCATTGCCAAGCCCGGTGTGACGCTCCTCAAAATCTTTCTTCAGGCGCTCATAAGCCTGATCCGACAGCGTCTGTTCTGTACGCAACACACCGGACGTCACCGCGCCATTGCTGAACAGTCTGGCACCGTGTTCTTCAGTCGCTGCTGCCAGCGATATTGCCTCGCGGGCATAGGCGACGGGATTCAGTCCCACCAGACCGTCCAGCGTCAGCGTGCGCACATGCCAGATATCCTCCTGGGTCAGCACATCCGTTGAGCCGTCCGGGAATGTGACCTGATAGACCGGCTCCCAGCTACTGTTAAGCTTCGGTACCACACAGCCGGGATCGACGGGCAGCAGTTCAGCCACTTCACCAAATGCTTTCACTTTGTAGGCGTAAAAGTTGCCCCGCAGGCACAGACAGGTGACCACCAGCTCCCAGAACTCCTGCGGCGTCATATAGCCATTAGGATGCGAGGAGATCAGCTTATGCAGACGTTCGCCAGTGGCTCTCTGCTTCAGACCGCCATTCAGGTGATACAGGTTGCAGGGCAACATCCCGACCGACTCCGCCAGCACCCTAACACAGGAAAAAACCGCCGTCAGTCGCATGGCCCGCTGACTGCTGATCTGCTTTCCGGTATAGGTGTCGTAGGACAACCCGATAGCATCCGCCAGCTCTGCTGGCGTGGTCACCGGTGCGTCACTTTTTCGTTGAAATAATCCCGAAAAGAACACTATTTACCTCCGCCGACAGACTGCTTGTACGGTCGAGATATCGCGCCACCAGCCACGACCAGAACAGGCACAACGCCCCGGCAACAACAAAACCCACCGGGGGATAAATCAGCCAGGCACCATACGCCAGCAAAAGCGCCCCCAGCACGCCTACCAGAGGCGCGAGAATCAGCATGATCATAATTACCTCAGTTAAAGCGAGCGGATCCCGTAGGACTCAATGTGGTCAGACAGCGTGTCTTCTTTCTCGTACAGCATGGCTCTGCCAACCGCCATAATCAGCGCAACTGCACCATCGATTTTGTTTTCCGCCTGCTCTTTGACGGGCTTCACCACATCATCGTTACCCGGAATGGTTTTTCCGACCACGTTGCCGATACACCAGGTCATGATGGGATTGCCATCATGATGAAAGCGCCCCGATTCAATTGCCGCTTCCAGCTCTTTCATCGGGTCGGACATGTTGGTGTAGTTCTGAATGATGGTGACGGTGTTCAGGTCTTCATCAGCAAGGTCATGTGACAGCCCGGTCTCCCCGAAGGGGTCGATGGGTGACTCGCTGACCGGGCTGATTTTGTTCGCCGCTTTGGCCTCTTCGAGGATGTAGCGATAATCCACCTCTGCACCATCGGTAACGGTCAGGACGCCCATTTCCACCCATTTCTGAAAGCGTTCGGCTGTCCGGCGATCTTCATTTTTCTCGACGCTATACACCGCGTCATACGGTACCCAGAAACGCGGGGCCACACTGTAGTAATGCGTTTTACCGTCAATCTCGCGGGTATAAAGTCGCGCCATGCTGTTCATATCCAGCTTACGCTCCAGGTCAAAGGCCAGAATGCACGGCTGCCCCTCGAACTGCTCAAGGGTCAGTGATTTATCCTCGCAGCTCTGCCAGCTCACCAGGTTGAAATACGCCGAACGCGCCGACACCTAGATATTGAGGTGTTTTGTTTTAAAGACGTTTGCCAGACGGGCGTTATTTTTCGCACGCTGCTGCTGACTTAACAAAAATTCGCGATAAACCGACACGCCAATATTTGGATTGGCTTTTTCCAGCACCTGCGGGTCGGTCCAGTCGTCACCTTCATCAACGGTATAGATGATCCCGAACAGTTCATCGTTAGGCACCGAGCCGTTGAGCATCTCGATGACTTCCCGCCGCTTGTCGTAGCACGGCCCCTCAATGTTGTACCCGGCGGTGGTGATAGCCCACATCAGTGGCTGACGTCGCGCCCCCATCCCGGTAAGCATCGTGGTGTAAAGCGCATCGGTGGCGTGCTCGTGATATTCATCCACCACCGCACAGTGGGGTGATGAACCATCACCGGGGTTACCGATCAGCGGTTCAAACCGCGCGCCATCCTCCGGACGATTCATGTTTGAGGCGTTAACCTCAATCCCGAACGCTTCCGTCAGCATGGGGGTGCGTTTACACATCAGTCGTGCCGGACGAAAGACTTCCCATGCCTGCTTCTCCGTCGTGGCACCGGAATACACTTCCGCGCCGAACTCGTTATCACAGGCAAAACAATACAGGGCGACACCGGCAGAGATTGCCGATTTGCCGTTCTTACGGGGGATTTCGGTATACACCTCACGGAAGCGGCGCAGCCGGGAGCCTTTATTGACCCAGCCAAACGCGCAGCAGATCACAAAGAGCTGCCACGGCTCCAGCGTGATGGGCATCCGTTTGAATGCCCACTCACCCTTGGTGTGTGGCAACAGCTGAATAAATTTCGCGGCCCGTTCAGCCAGGTCCTTGTCGAAGCGGTAACGAAACGACTTACTTTTTTCCGCCATCAGGTCATCAAGATGGCGCTGGCAGGCCTGAATCACAAACTGGCAGGCCACAATCTTTCCGCGCACGACATCACGGGCATACTGATTGGCAGCATTTACGTTGGGGTAAGATTTCCGGCTCATGATTCGATGATTTTCAGAAACGGGTTAGTGGCTTTCTTCTGCCCCGCCAGGCCAATCAGACGCTGGCGGCTGCTGGGGTCGAGTCCGAGCATTGCCCCCGTACTGCTCATCTCGGACTCCTGTTCTTTTTTGGCGGTCAGCTCCGGATTTTTGACCATACCGCCCATTGCACCGGTGATGGTGTTGCCCTGTCTGGCAATATTTTTCACGGCACGTCGCCAGAACTCGTAGGCCACGCACCACCGCTCAAGCACCGCGAGGTCAGTCACGCACAGCAGGCCCTGACCGCAGAGTTCTTTAGTTGTCAGTTGCCACATGATCGTAGCGAGAGGGAGATCTTCTTCAGCGAACCACTCCGGTGGCTCAACACCTTTGATGGGCGTAAAAACAGGTTCATCTTTATTCAGGGCTCGCTTGCCGGGGTTTCCGGCCAGCGCCTTGCGCGCCGTTGGCTTGGGGCGACGCCCGGAACGCCCCGCCGTTCCAGCCATATGCGGCACTCCTGGTTAAATTTCATTTTTCGCGGGTATAAAAAAACGATGGGGCGGGCAGTCCGGAAGGCGCGCGGTCGCAGAGATTTGACCTCCCCTCCCCAGTCTGATGATGACATTAATTATCACTTGAGCCGCTCACGCGCGGTCTTCGCTGCGTGACACGACCAGCACAGGCTTTCAAGGTTGCTGTCTTCATCAGTACCGCCGTGGGCCTTCGCCTTGATGTGGTCCACGCAGGACGCCTGCTTCACTATCGCCTGCCGTAGATGGTTCTGACACAGCCCTTTGTCGCGCTTAAGTATCCGCTCCCGGATGACTTCCCACTTTGTTCCGTATCCTCGCTGCTGCCGTGATTGACCAGGCTTGTAGGACTTCCAGCCTTCACCTTTGTGATTTTCACAGTAGCCAGATGGGTCTGTTGTGGTGTTGCGACAGCCGCGAACACGGCAAGCCTTTGGTGTGCGCGGTGGCATATTCACTCCCCAAAAAACGTATAGCATTATCGCAGACACTTAATGAATGCCTGCTGAATGCCACTAATCGTCGAGTTGCAATACACCGTGCTCAAGTGACTCTGAGTAAGCGATCAGCCCTGTGTATTCAGGGATAATCTCGCCATCATCCGCTTCGAATTCCGGGATTGTACCAGTGGTGATGGTGTATTGGGGCTGACCATCTTCTTTCGCGAATGCTGCTAGGTCTTCAATCTGCTTAGCTGTAAGAACTACTGTCATGCTCATACCTCAGTTGTTAAAAAGCCCCGCTATTGCGAGGCTATGATTGACTAAAGTGATGCTGTCAGGTGTGGGTCCAAATGAATTTAACAATCCCAATAATGCTAGCCAGAACGCCAAAACCAAAATAAATTGACCACATACCCCTATGATTCCCGATGCAATGGCACCGGCATTTGTCTGAGCATTTTCGTTTATGCTCGCCCCCACTAGATACATAATCAAACCAACTATGAGAGATGCGATAATCCAATGTTCCACTGCTAATACAATTACAATGCTCAAAATATCTGCTAAACCATCACTATGACCACTCACTGCATATCCTTGCTTTGACATTTGAAAAATTCATCACTGGATTATAATTGTTTACACCCTTCATAGTCGTTCGAATATGATAAAAAATCAATTGTGGGGGATAGCGTTATTTGACTCTCTCAACGAGTCGTAAATACGTTCACACGTCATCCCGGCGGTGTAGCGTTCGTCAGCGATTCCAGCATAACGTTTAGCTTCTGCTGCAATATCTCCGAGCATGTCGGCGAACATTCCGGCGTCGGCGTCGGTTGTTTTGCTTCGGACGGCAGCGGCAAGATCAGCGGTGTGCTTTGCGGCGTCCAGGCGTGCGGCAAGCTTTGTTGCTTCGGTACGCAACTGGCTAACAGTGGCAGACAGGCCAGCAGCAGTGGCAGCAGATTTAGCGGCTTGTGCTTGTGCATCTTTTACAGCCTCATCACGGGCAATTATGCGCCCTTGTTCAATCCAGCGTGCGGCAGTCTGCGCGTTCGCTTCCTGTGAAGATTCCATGCTATTGTGGTCAGCCCACTTCTTTTGCCAGCCCCGCTCACTCCAGATGTTCCCGGCAAAAAATGCACCAGCCAACATCAGCAAAACAATGATTGTTTTCCACCGCGCCTGAACAAAAGCAAAGACCGCTGTCATACCAGCAACGCCGCCCGCGCTTTGTTATAACGACTATTTCTGTCAGCCAGTCCATTCTGGCCACCGTTGATGATCTGCGTTACACGGACAACATCACCTGAATACATCAGACAACCACGTAATGTGAAATACCATGCAGCAGAACGGGCTGCATGTTTCTCCTGTGTCAGCAACTCTGGTGTGCTGATCAGATCCAACTTCAGCGCCGCACCGCATTTGGCGTAGTTCTCGCGGCCGGTGATTTGAAGCAGGCCACGACCACGATATTTCCAGCCGTCACCCTGGCTGTTATTCCCCATGCGGTCACCATAAACCAGATTGGCTATTTGCGGCTGGTGGGCTACCTGCTTACCATCGACACGCCCCAGCATTTCACACTGATAAGGCGTCAGGCGTTTACTAAAGGTTTTCTTCAGCCCGTCTACCGAGTAGTTGAAGCTTTCCACCAGCGAGGTAAAACCAGCAGATTCATGCCCAACTTGTGCAATGAACATGGCCTGATCGTTAACTGCTGTGATTCCAAACTCTTTCATTGCAGCATCAATGTGCGGAAACCAGCGCGCAGCCAGCCCGGCGCTAATACCAGCCGCCTTTTGAAATAATTGTTGGTTCATTAGTGCCTCAGATGATCAACCAGACGTGCAACGTTGCCTCTGACGGCCACCAGCACGGAAAGAAAAATAGTGTTCGCCACGATAATGGGCCATGAGGAATGGGGATAAATCCCACAGAGATAGGCCAACGGAACAGCACTGTATGTAACAGTAATCAGCCAGGCTAAACGTGAAACCCAAGGACGATGCCGCGAATCACCACGACGATAAAACATCAGAGTAATAACAACACAAGCACATAACAGCGCATTTATAGTTGCTGTCGGGTCATTTAGCTCCACCTGAACCTCCCCGGCGCGTTATGAGCGCCACCAGCGAGCCGATATCCTGATTATTCAGGAACGTCAGGATTTTAACGGCTAAAGCAGAGACGATTACGGCACCAATAGCATCCAGAGGTTTATCACTGTATCCGGTCAAGTGCGCCAGCTTGGAGCCAACCAACCCAGAGCAAAGGATCCCGGCAATATATGACACGATAAAATATGCCAGTCGGCGCGATGCACTCAGATCTGCTGCTGTTGCTATGTAGAATACAGCCCCTGCAAATGCGCCAAATACAACGCCGTAATCAGTTCCGGTCAGCAGTCCATAAACACTGGCACCCGTCAGGGCACCACCAGCCAGCCCAGTACCGGAAATCGGATCGGACATTTAGCCCCCTCTTAATTGCTGTTGGTCCTCTCAGATATGAGGGGAAGGGATCTTAATGACAGTCTATTTATTATTTCAGTCAAACACTACCCTGTTGATGATTTCTCAGAAGCGAACTTGACTCCCAGGGGAAACTCAACTTTCCGTTAAAACCACCAGCAGACACTCGTTCAATTTCCACAGAAATATCACTGAGCCGTTCTTCAAGCTCTGCTTTTTCTTTTACCAGACGGTTATAGCGGCTTAGATGAAGCTTTTGCTGCTCCAGCCAGTCTTCAAGCTGTTCAACAGTCATACCAGGGTTAAAAAAATATGGCTGCTGCTTTTCGCCCTGCATTATTGACCTCCAGAAAAGCAAAAACCCCGCCGAAGCGAGGTTTGTTATGATTTCGTTAACGGCAGACATACAAAGCCCATCGTTAGGAGAATCCTAACCATATTTTTTGAAAAATGCAAGCATCATGTCGCCATCTTCGGCGAAAATCATTTGTCTTGTCACTTTTCTCAATTGTGTCTCTGCATATGCTTCTTCCTGCCAGCACTTTGTAACCAGTTTATCAATGACATCTGCATATCCTTTGTACCACTGATAATCCGTCAGGTCCGGTACCAGCTTCTGGACATGATGCCGCGCCAGTGTGGTTGGTAAACGGCTAAACCGGTTTCCATTGCAACGCCCACAAATCTTATAAACAGGCGTGCCATGAAGCCGGGTCCTTTTTTCATCCAGGACAATACCTTTACCCTTACACCCTCTGCACGCTGTGCTGACTTCTCCCTTACCATGACAATGCTGACATAGTTCCTTCACCCACTCCTCCTTGATAACAGATTCACCGCTTCTGGAGTGTTTCACCACTTCGCGCAATACATTATGAAATCCAGTACCAGCACAATGCTCACAGCGAGCCTTACTTGCCGCAGACCTGGAATAATCAGCAAAGGCAAAATTCACAAGGTAAGGGATGAGCTGTAACCGGGTTTCTTCACTCAATTTATTCAATGTCGGATTATCCAGTGCCATCGCGTAATTGAGCAGACCTTCAATCGCAAACTGAGGATCCTGAACACCAACTTTTGCCAGGAATAAGGCAAATCCAAGCGGTGCTTTCGACTGCACCATCCCCTGCGCAGCCATCACATCCGTAATCGTTAAACCACCCGAGCCTGTCGCCGGTGCGTCATCGCTCAGTTTTGGAGATTTTGGGGAGTAATATTTTGGTAAGGCTTCAAGGTTCATGCTCGTTCTCCACTTACGCCAGTACGCCTATTGCCAGCGCACGATCGATAAAACGAAATATCAGCTCCAGCAGGGAGCCATACTTCTCTTCAAATGCCACGGTATCCGCATGCAGCTCGTCGTGATGCTTTCTGCACAAAGGCAACACAAAGAGGTCATGCGCTTTTGTACCCATTCCCCCCTGACCGTGGCCTATCAGGTGGTGAGGATCATCAGCAGGCTTTCCACAACATGCGCACGGCTGTGTCTTAACCCAGCGCGTGTACTTTTCATTAACCCAGCGGCGACGTTTTGGGCGTAACATAAAAGACTCCGGCGACTCCGGATCCACTTTCAGCGCCAGCACCTTTTTCGCCTTATCCTGGATGATGCTGGTGGCAGGAACCGAAGGCACAAGGTCACTTTCCCGGGTGACAGACGGCACAACAGGATTCGGTAATCTCAGTGCCTTACGGGCTGCGCTTTCCGGTAAGGCATCCGCCAGATCATTACGAACCAGCCACCAGCACAGTTCCGGCATTGTCACAACGTGACTGTCATCAAAACCGAGATCCCGACGCACAACAGACAACACCCAGCGGGCACAGTTATCCGTTGCCATTGATTCCAGCCGTTCCGTGAACTGATCGCGCAGCTGGTTATCGCAGTGCCAGCACAGACGGATTGCGCCCGGAGCGTGTCGCATTGTTGTCATGTTCTCGCTGTGCCAGTCGGAATGAGGCCACTAGCAGCCTTTTTCACGAAGTAACCAGCTTTCAAGACATTCCACGCCACCAGCACGACGGATCACTGCCTCATTGCGGAACACGGCCCGAACAGCAGGATCATCCGCCAGCGGTTGTGATGCCGCCGGAACGGCACCACTGGCAAAAGATGAATAACGTTCTGGCTCAGGCTCCAGCAGGACACGCCCCTGCATAAACAGGGGCATCAGCTCTGAACCGGGTCTGAACAATACGATCCCCATACGCGGGGCAATTTCAGGGGTCAGTAATGCTCTCACGGTCACCTCAATGAACGGTATCGAGCAGCTTTAACAGCTCAGGGAATCGGGATTCGAAGAAATGCGGCTGCGTCTCGCGCGGATTTGCGGGACTGGTGATGTTCTTGCCGAACATGCAGCCTTTCGCTGTCAGCGACCAGAATTTTTTGATGTTGTTAATCGCGGTACGGCTGTATCGTTCGCGCTGCTCGACGATCCCCAGCTTCACCATCTGGTGATATGCCTGATTAGCCGTCAGGCGGATACCATACTGCTTCAGCAGTGCACTCAGTGACAGCGTAGGGCGACTTGAGCCATCGGGTGCATCGGCAGGAGCATCAATTGCATAGCGCGGAGCCAGATTCGGTAAGCCAACAGCCTCCTGGAGTTTCTGACAAGCCCCAAGCACAGATGAGTTAGACAGGTTTAATTCCCGACGCATAAAGTCCAGCAGAATCACACCAGCCTGCATCTTGTCAGCAGCCTGCCCGGATAATTTTTCCGGTGCGCTGGTTACCATATCGAAAGTACGGATCACCTTCAGATGGAATGACGGGCTGATCCACATTGCATAGGCATACACCAGTTCCTTGCAGACATACGTTCCCCGTTCATTTCCCCCATGAATCACACTCACCGGGTCAACACCCAAATTCTGGGTGTTGGTCAATTCATGAACAAGCTCAACAGTTTGTTGGCTGGAAAGAAACTTTCCTGGCTCCTTGGTTCTGGCATTTGCACCAGATGCTACTGCTGCGCGATGCAGATCGTTCAGGCTGTAACGCCCATAAGCATCACGACGAACTTCAATACCATCAATGACCATCAGATTATTCATACTTCGTTTCTCCTCTTAATCAGGCGGCTGCACCCGCCGGTTTCTCATACTTACTGATAGTGATCTCGACCTTCCCTTTCGGGATAACCGGTCCCCACTCCACCAGCATTCTTTTCACCTGACTGTCGTCTTCCCACACCCCCGCGTGGGTCAAGGCGTCAAACAGCGCCTTGTTATAGTTGTCCAGATCGCGGATCCGGTTATCCGGAGGAAACAACACGATCTCCACTGAAGCAGGTGCCGACGTTGGTTTCGGCAGACGACGTAACTGTTCAACTATTGCTGCGCACGCCGCGCTCTGAAATTTTCGCCCCGCCGCGCTTATCAGGCTCTTACCTGCAAACGCCCCTTTGTTGGGGTGTCGCCAGTACGTGTTCACGCTGGGCGGGAAAGGCAGGATCAGCTTCATACTTTCAGGCCCCTCTTATGTAACCAGTGGGTTGCACGCAGCCTGGCGTTTTCCTCACCGGCAAGCAGTGAGCGGATAATCCCGACCGCCTCGCTGTCGTCGTCCTTCACCGCGGTATGAAGCGTGATGCCCCGGGCCACGCCACGCTTTATCGTGATGACGCCTTTTTTCTCCAGTGCGCGAAGATGCTCCACCGCTGCATTCACTGAACGGTATCCCAGCATGGTTGCCACCTCCTGATTGGTTGGCGGGAAGCCACGTTCTTTCTGGTAAGAAATCAGCATATCCAGCACCTGCTGCTGGCATTGAGTTAATGTCGTCATGCCGCCATCTCCCTGACCAGTTTTTCCGCCTGCTGGCGAACCTGCGCCAGAAAGGCCTCACCACATGCCTCAAGTTCATCGCGCCCGATGTAGCTGATTGCCGGTCCCTTCCAGGTCTTGTCGAAAACAGCAATAGCACCAGCGAAGAAAGCGCCTGTCGGCACCTGCTTCTCGTCCTTCGGGATAAACCAGGCTGGCAGTTCAAAACCAATACGCCCGCGAATAAAAGCAATATGGTCTGCATCTTCCGGCCACCAAACTTCGCTGGTGGCAGCTTTGATCAGGAAAACATAGCGCCCACCTTTATCACGCATGGCACTGGCATGTTTCATGATGTAACGCATGCCGGTGATGTATTGCCCCTCATGCTGACTGGCGCGGCTGTACGGGGGATTACCAAAGGCAGCACCTTTAAGCTCCGCAAGACGTTCTGACCAGTCATGCGCCAGCGCGTTGTCTTCCGCAGTGTAATAAGCGGCACATTTGGCGTTATCACCATCAGTAAACAGATCCAGAACAAACGGGCCAAACAGGGTGTTAATTCCCAAGAAAATGTTGTCCGGCGTGCGCCACTGATCGCCCACTTCCTTCAGTTCATGGGCTGGTTTGTTCCGCAGCTCCACTAGCGCCTGGCAATATTTATTACTCATTAAGCCCCCACGTAATTCCCTGACAGATACCACTCTTCACCCGATGCAGCGCGCTTGCTGCTTTTCCGTAAGCACCGCTCACGATGCGCCAGAAAATTGTTTCGTTCTGGCTGGGAGTGGCTTTCACGGAATGCCTCCATCCACACCGTTGCAGCTCGACGGAATAAGCCCCTGGACTCCAGTTCTTCAGCCTGGCGGGTCAGGCACAAAATCACCCGGGGGTCGTTAGTGCCGACATAGAAATTGCGCACAGGTCTGGTTTCACGAACAGATTGTGGTTCCGGCTCCTGCGCTCTCTCAGTCAGGCGCGGGAAATGTCTGCGTGTATCTCCTTCACAACGGTGAGCCACACGCCCACTCTGACGTAACTTGCTTGCTGACTGCAGAACGCGCTGCCGTGAGTAACCAGCAAAAGCATCCGCAATGTCTCCGGAAGTACACCCCGGATGGGCTTCAATGAATTTCTGAACTTCATTCAAAAGACTCATAATCACCCCCTGAATCCTGCCGGGATCTGGCTGTAGTCCACGTTGTCGTAACTGGCTTTGAAGTACGGGTCCTCGCGTCTGGCTGCAGATACTGCAGGAACTTCCCAGGATTCTTCGAAATGACGATCCGGACCAAAGAACGTGACAGCCTGTTTCACAAATTGTGTGCCGCTGTTACCCATCGCAGATACCCAGCCCGCGTAGCGTTTCACACCTTCCAGCATGGTTTCGGGGTTTACCCCCTCATTCAAACGGGCTTTCCAGGCTTTGAAGGCTGCAGATTTTGAATTGCCACCAGCACGTTTGGGATAGGCCAGCCATGCCTGCTCAAACTCCGGAGAGTATTCCGGTCGGTTTGAACGAACTCGCACAGACTCATCAGCAGATGCACCAACAGCTATTGGGTCATTGACTGGTTCTTTGACTGGTTCTTTGACTGGTTCTTTGACTGGTTCAAAAGAGTGACTGGTTCTGGGTGAATCTCCTGCACTACCCCCTGGTGCAACTCCTGCACTACCTGGTGAATTTGCTGCACCAGATAGTGAATTATTTGCACTACCCCCTAGTGAATCTCCTGCACCATCAAGATGAAGGAGATAGATATTACTTGAGTTACCTTTTTCACCTTTCCGGGTGACTTTTTTTACCAGCCCGGACTCACAAAGGGCCGCAATATGATTCATCACAGAACGTTTGCTAATCTCGCACTGGTCAGCAATATGCTGGTAGCTGGGCCAGCACTCACCCTGATCGCTGGCATTATCAGCCAGCTTGATCAGAACCAGTTTTCGCAATGGATTACCCACTCGAATTTTCATCGCTTTAACCATCAGCTCCATACTCATGCTGCACCTCCGAGATGCTTCATGTTTTTTCCGGAGCGAAAGGCTATAAGCGGCATACTGACGCGGTAATTACGGCCCAGCGGTTCACAAACCACCTTCTGACATTCACGGTCAACCAGGCTAACACATAGAACATGCCCTGCAGGCGTGGTGTACCACTGCCCAACTGTAGGAATTGATATTTTTTTACGCTGAAGCAAACGGCAAATATTGAGGATCAACGGATTAAGCATGACGATGCCCTCCGCTGATATTCAGGAGACGGTGAATATGAAAATTAGCCTTATCCGCCAAACGGATACGTTCAGCCTGCAAGTTAAGAAGGGTTTCTACCAGAACCTGATGCGCCTGCGGATCCGAAAGAGTTACCTTGCGCAGAGCACGTAGTGCAGTTGTTACATAACTGAGTTTATGTAAGTCTTCATCATTCAGACGAGTGAGGGCTGGGACAGTAGCCATGATGGCAGCCTCCGATAACAGTGAATTACCTTCACCACCGGAAACGCCAATTTCGCTGGTGGTGAACTGAACGGGGTTGGCGTAACCGGCGTTATCGGAAACCGGCGCACCTTTCAGTGCCCCCGTCCAGCCCACCATAATTTGGGTGTGCGCAGACGCAGACGATAAAAAAGACGCTGGCGCGTCATATATCGCCGATAACATTTCCAGGACGCCAATCCCGGCACCCGCTTTATAAGGTGCCTGAACAGTGTAACGTCCCGGAATGGCAGAATCAATGTGCTGGTGGTCCTTCACACTCAACAAAATCACGCCTGAATTTCCACAAAGGACTAAAGCACTCATGCGGGTAGTCTTTGCGAAGATAGATAACGCGCTGTGTTTCTGGCTCCCAACGAATAACATGGACATAAAGCCCTCTTCCGTCACGAAACCAGCGGTTAAGTTCCTGCACAACTCGCCCCCCACAGTCAGGTAAAGTTCTCTGTGGTTACTTACAGCCAGGTGATTTGGTAATCTGCATTCATGCCGTAACAACAGGTGTTCAGCGACACTGACCACCAGCTGTTGCGACAAACGGTTATTTGCCGTTAAACTGTTCATGCGTTAGTTTCTCCACAGACACAAAACGCCACGACGCCCGGAGCTGCACACTCGCGGGCGTCACTCTTTTCTGGAGCGCAAAAGATTTTGTAGACCAGTGCTGCATGCTCCTGGAGCTTCGAAATTGACAGATACAACTCATCATTAATTGCTGTCTGCTCGTGTGGCTCCACGACCCCATCTTCGATTGCCGAACGAATCTGCTTTGAGTAATTCCCGATCTGTTCGATGACTTCCAGCAGGCGCTGGTTTATATCGGCGTTCTCTACTTCCTCAATTTCAGGAAGCGATACGAACACCCCACCAGCAGACTGTGCGACAGCATCCGCAATGTAGTGAGTGCCAGCCGCGCGCTGTAAAACCATTGCCCATCCCAGCGGGAAAATCTGATCGCCATCGGCACGAAGGCGGTTAAATAATGCGTTCTCTGTTACATCCAGCCAGTCAGCTGCTTCAGCGTAACCACCCGGCAACGCTGCGATAGTTTTTCTGACAGCTTTCACGTACCACTCAGGCTGTTTTTCTACTTTCCAGTGATACTTACCCACGGTTAGCCTCATCGTTCTGTGGTTAAAAATTGAAGGTGTTCTGTTAATCTTTCGGATAGATATCCGGTCTTAAGTCAGATTTCGTAATTGCACCTGACGTGCATTGCTCAAGTTTTTTCGCCAGCACAAAACTGGCTTTTTTATAACCATTGAAAACCAGCCGTAAGTAGCCAGGTGTTGAGCCAACTTTTCCGGCCAACTCGCCCTGCTGTTCTTTGGTTAAAGAGTCCCAATACGCTTTCATACAATATGTACCCCCGGTATACATATTACATGATTGAAATGAACCTTCAAGATACTTGTACCTTATCGGTACAAAGGTTTTAATTTCGTTATGAAAACAATCCATGACATCCGGCGGTCTAACGCCAGAAAACTGAGAGATGGTGTTGGCGGAAATTCATCCTTTGCCACCATGATTGATCGCGAGCCAACCCAAACCAGCAGGTTTATGGGGGATGGCGCTACTAAAAATATCGGTGACAGCATGGCACGGCACATCGAAAAATGTTTCGACCTGCCTGTCGGATGGCTCGATCAAGAACACCAGACAACGAACATCACAAAAAAACCTGATGTTTCAATCACTAATAAACAAATCACATTAGTCCCTATCATATCATGGGTACAGGCCGGAGCATGGAAAGAAGTTGGATATTCTGAGGTTGATTTGAGCACAGCAGAAACGTATCCCTGCCCTGTACCCTGTGGGGAAATGACTTATATCTTGCGGGTGATAGGTGATTCAATGATTGATGAGTACCGCCCGGGAGACATGATTTTTGTCGATCCTGAAGTACCTGCCTGCCACGGTGACGACGTTATTGCATTGATGCACGATACAGGTGAAACCACCTTCAAAAGGTTGATAGAAGATGGGACACAGCGTTATCTCAAAGCGTTAAACCCAAACTGGCCTGAGCCTTACATTAAGATCAACGGTAATTGCTCTATAATTGGAACTGTGATTTTCTCAGGAAAACCAAGAAGATACAAAATCAAAGCCTAATCAATGTTTATGAACCTGCTTCGGCAGGTTTTTTTATACTTGACAATGTACCCATGAGATACATAATGTACCCAAGAGAAACAACAAACAGGCAGGACGCCCACGAAGTAGCCGCCTGGGGCATATGAAGTCCAGGATGATTCGTTGAGTCATGTTGTGCCACTAGGTACTCATGTTAAAGCAGGTGTATGAAATGAAAGTCCAGATTTTAAACAATAACTGTGAAGTCGTTTGGTCATACGACATAGCCGCCCATGTAGATCAGAGCGGCGATAGCTGGGCCAATGGGAAACATCAGATTATGGCTGGAGTTGTATTCTCTTTACGCCGTGCTTTAGAACAGGCTGAAGTCTTTCCATCAGGCCCTGAATGGAAATGGCCTTTTTCTATTTGTCCAAATTCGGAGAGTACATTTCAGAAAATTGGTCAGAAAGTCGCACTCGAAGAGCATCAGCCAACTGTTTCCTGATTTTTTCAGGTAACTCGTCGGCATCGCAGAAACAACAACGCTCGATCTGAAGTGGCACACTGAATTTGGCCACCTGAACAGAGGTGATATGCTCACCTCAGAACAACACAGGTGCTCCAATGAAAAAAGAAATTTTAGCGCAGAGTTTAAACGCGAATCCGCTCAACTGGTTGTTGACCAGAAATACACGGTGGCAGATGCCGCCAAAGCTATGGATGTTGGCCTTTCCACAATGACAAGATGGGTCAAACAACTGCGTGATGAGCGTCAGGGCAAAACACCAAAAGCCTCTCCGATAACACCAGAACAAATCGAAATACGTAAGCTGAGGAAAAAGCTACAACGCATTGAAATGGAGAATGAAATATTAAAAAAGGCTACCGCGCTCTTGATGTCAGACTCCCTGAACAGTTCTCGATAATCGGGAAACTCAGAGCGCATTATCCTGTGGTCACACTCTGCCATGTGTTCGGGGTTCATCGCAGCAGCTACAGATACTGGAAAAACCGTCCTGAAAAACCAGACGGCAGACGGGCTGTATTACGCAGTCAGGTACTTGAGCTACATGGCATCAGCCACGGTTCGGCCGGAGCAAGAAGCATCGCCACAATGGCAACCCGGAGAGGCTACCAGATGGGACGCTGGCTTGCTGGCAGGCTCATGAAAGAGCTGGGGCTGGTCAGCTGTCAGCAGCCGACTCACCGGTATAAACGTGGTGGTCATGAACATGTTGCTATCCCTAACTACCTTGAAAGGCAGTTCGCCGTGACCGAGCCAAATCAGGTGTGGTGCGGTGATGTGACCTATATCTGGACGGGTAAGCGCTGGGCGTACCTCGCCGTTGTTCTCGACCTGTTCGCAAGAAAACCAGTGGGCTGGGCCATGTCGTTCTCGCCGGACAGCAGGCTCACCATGAAAGCGCTGGAAATGGCATGGGAAACCCGTGGTAAGCCCGGCGGGGTGATGTTCCACAGCGATCAGGGCAGTCATTATACGAGCAGGCAGTTCCGGCAGTTATTGTGGCGATACCAGATCAGACAGAGTATGAGCCGGCGCGGAAACTGCTGGGATAACAGCCCAATGGAACGCTTCTTCAGGAGTCTGAAGAACGAATGGATGCCGGTGGTGGGTTACGTAAGCTTCAGCGAGGCAGCTCACGCCATAACGGACTATATCGTTGGATATTACAGTGCACTAAGACCGCACGAATATAACGGTGGGTTACCCCCAAACGAATCGGAAAATCGATACTGGAAAAACTCTAACTCGGTGGCCAGTTTTTGTTGACCACTTCAATCATGTTGAAAGCCGATTCGTAGAACTGTTTTTGCTGAGTGTCGCTGAGACAGGAAAAGAGCGACGTTACGATGATTTTATTAATTGCATTATCAAGTTCTTTTTCATCAAAAGTCATTTGATTTTCCTTTTATGTATACGGGCTTAAAAGGATACCACCGAGCCTGAAGTGGTGAAAAGACAGGCACATAACAGCTAAGTATTTTCAACCAAAGAGAATCCTTAGCGTTGTGGTGAATGCGGCTCAGCGCACGCGGGTTAAGGTTGAGGCTGACAGTCGACCTTCTGTGGATACCCACCCGTCTGGTGTGCAACCTTCGCCAGGCACCGGGAGGCACCCGGCACCACAACTTTATGCTGTGTGTAGTCCTGGCGGTACCAGTTTGTACCCTTGCTTCCGGCTGGTACCGTCCTTTTTACAAAACAGAGAAGAGCATCACCGGACGACGGGCTCATAACCCAATCCATCCGGGCGGCTGCCACCGCAGGTGTTCTTCTCTGTTTTGTGGAGAAACTAATCGGCCTTGCAGGGTCGATATGATGAGGAGCAGCAAAATGGCTAGCGAACGCAGTACTGATGTGCAGGCATTTATCGGGGAGCTGGACGGCGGCGTATTTGAAACCAAAATCGGCGCAGTTCTCGGTAATGACTCCAACTTACTGATAGTGTTTTATGTTCAGATAATGCCCGATGACCTTGTCATGCAGCTCCACCGATTTTGAGAACGACAGTGACTTCCGTCCCAGCCTTGCCAGATGTTGTCTCAGATTCAGATTATGTCGCTCAATGCGCTGAGTGTAACGCTTGCTGATAACGTGCAGCTTTCCCTTCAGGCGTGATTCATA